GCTCCGGTGGTAGAAGGGCATCCGTTAGCAGACGAGCACAGTGCCGCCCCGCTGTTCTGAATCACGTTCACAGCGAAGGCATTGCCGTCTAGCACGGTAACTGCTGGGGAGAATGACGATACGACCACGTTGGTTAACTGCGTATCAATTCCACGTGTCTGTATTGCCTGATTTATTCCGGCCCCGGACACATTGCTGATCACCACGCCATGAGTATTCGTGCTTCCTGCGTCGTTGAGGTTGGCGTAGTACATGTTGACAGCTCCCGAGATATTGTTGCAGATAAGTCCGTCGATGGTCACGTAGGCCGCAGGGCCGTTCCAGAAAACGCATGAACCGTAGGTGTCGCCAGTGCCACCGTTAACGATGTTATGGTGGAGGTGCACATTCGTAGTGTAGTAACTACCCCACGAGCCTAACTCTGATCCGATCTGGATAGCTGGTGCATTACAAATGCCGTTGAAGTGGTTGTTCGAGGCAATGACATTCGATATTGCGGCGTCTTCCGATTGGATAACAATCCCCGCTGTGTCACACCCGGAATAGGTCTGAATTGTGTTATCTTCGACCGTGACATTCGACGTGGGCGCGTATGAGTTGGCTTTGATGATGATACCGTCTGCCGCGTTCCCTGTCGTGAAGTTCCCTCTGACTATTGCGTTGGTGCCCTTCAGAACGATCCCGTTATAGGCTAGAAAGACGCGATTGTTTGTCAATAGCATCTTGTCGGTTCCCTGCGCAATGATGCCATGTGCCGTATTTGACGAGGTGGGTCCGGTTCCAAGCACGCTCACATCGTTGACGACCGCTCCGACCAACGGGGCATATCCTGTTCCACCTATACTGAGTCCGTCCTGCACGGACCCGCTGCCGATAAACGCAGAGCCAACATCCACGCACAGATGCTCGACTTTAGAATTACTTGCCGCTGCCCCCGAAATGACAAGATTGCCTTGAATAGTGGACCCACATGTAAGCGCGGTATACGCAGCATTTGGTGATCCTGATCCTGATCCTTCGATCCAAACCGTCTTATTTATTGTGTTTCCCGGCGTTGTCCCGCTTTGATAAACAGCCCCGCCTCCTTGCAAAACAACTACGACGCCGCTCGACGGTACAGAGTTGGCGCACGCGAGGATAGTGCTTGTCGTCGGGCAATAGACGATTGAATTGATTAACGGGCTAGATAACGAAGTCCCAACCGCGACAGTGCCTGAGAACGATGCGCTGGTGCCGCTGAGTGGGCCGGTCAGCGTGCCGCCTGTTGTGGGTAGATTATTCACCCATCCAGAGGTTGTGCATTTGTACTCGACGTTGTTCGTCGTGTCCTGATAAGACTGGCCCCACTCTGCCCCATAAGGGTAAACAGTATAGTTTCCGTTCTGGGTGCACGTGATCCCGTTTGCAGCAGGCGCGCCAGGGTAAGCAAGAGCGTTCCACTGAATCTGGTAAGTCGGGTCAATCTGGGTCTGAGCAAAGCAGTTGATAACTGACAAGATCAGGAAAAGAAAGAGCGCGATTCGTTTCATGCTGAAGTCTCCTTGTGGACTAACTAACTGGTTGGTTCTTTGTGCCCATAACGATGGTAAGATTTACCGCTGTGCAATTCGCCCATTGTCCCGCTGTGAGCAAGAAGCTACCGTCCGAGGTTGGCGTGAGTGGTGTACCGCCGATGTTCGCGGCAAGTGTCAGTTGCATGTCGTAGACCCCCGACACGCTGAGAGATGATTGCCACTGACTCAGGACTATGTCCTGCTCGATGTTGGCAGCAAGCGTAAGCGCAAGATTCTGAGCGGCCGCAGTGATTCCCGCAGCGATGGTCGAGTAGCTAGCGTTGGCGTAGAGCGTGATCGCGCCGGTCACGGTGTAATCGACTTCCGTCACAGCCGAAACCAGAACGGTGTCGCAAAGAGGGCGCACGGTCTGCGCACTGAGTGCCGATTGAACAGCGGAAAGCAGGGTACCAGAGGCAATGCCAGAACTGTTTGGGGATGCGGACGGTTGCGTTACGGGTCCTGTCAGGACGTAGACCTGCACCGTGCCCGGTGTTGTCGGATTTGTAGGAACTTGCGCGTCGACGATGGTCGAACTCACGTCCAGCGCAAGAGATCGGTACTGTCCGGCAGGGCCCGCTGTCGTGAGGTTGTTCGGCGCAGCCTGGATGCGTGTGCGGTAGTGATTGTCTCCCGCCGTCGTTCCCGCTGGCTCACCCGCCGTTCCGTTGGCCGTAGTCGTCGTGTTGACGACGGCAGAGACAAGCGGGAATGAACCCATCAGGACACTGACTTGTCCGGCGAGGTAGCCGTTGCCGCTGAGCCCTGCCGTAGTGCATTGCGCCGCCACGGTGCCAACCGTCTGTCCGGCAGCAATCGTGAGCGCTGAGGCAGTGGCGAAGATGTTGAGGCCGTCTTGAGTCCCTACCTGCGTGCCAGAGGGTATCGTGGTGTCGGATGACTGCGCTGCGGTAAGGGTGAACTGCAATGTCGTCGTGGCGTACTGCGCGGGGAGCCTGGTGCAGTCCAGATACTCGCCGAGGTAGTCCAGCATCGGATATGCGGCGAAGGCAAGCAAGTTCTGAAGGCCGCAATACTGAATTGCATTGCGCACCAGAATCTCGCGGTAAGCGTAGAGGTTGATAAGCAACTGTTCGACCTGGGCCGGGTAGAGTGTACGGCTGGTGTAACTCTCAAAAAGCGTCACCATGTCGTTCAGGACACTCGTCGGGTCGAGGCCGTCTGCATCATTGACGAATGAAGGCGTGGGCAGGTCAACGGGAACAGTCTGAGGAGTGCCGGTGGCCGGCGGAAACGAGTTCGCGGGAATTACGACCGGCATATCAGGACACTCCTCCGACTTTAATAACCGTCGTCTGCGTCAAGTTTCCGAGGACGCTGTTTGCTTGGTTTATCAATCCAAGATTGGGTTGCCATGTGATCGCTACGGCCAACTGGCCGATGACCTCAAGGCTGGCCGTCACGTCAATATTCGTGACCGAGATACGCGGTTCCCAATCGGCAATGGCTGCGGAGATGGCGCCGACGATAGCCGGAATTGCAGCGGTGAGCGGACGGTCGAGGAACTGCGTCAGGTCGCATCCGAAAGTAGGACGGAATGGATCTTCGCCAGGGATAGTGCTGAAGATGATCTGCAAGGTCTGGTGAACATCGCCAAGGGCTTGACAGACGTTTCCGAGTCCTGAACCAGCACCGCCCCCAGCCGTCGAGTCGAGCATCAGCTCCCAACTCGATGACTGGATGTTGGTGAGGGTCGCATATGGGGAAGTCGTTGCCATCTAGTTCCTCGGAGGCCAGTTCCATTTGCCTTGCTTGGGATCAATGGATTCGCCCGCGCTGGTGATCCAAAGAGAATCGTTGCCGTCAAGGAAAGCCTGCCCGTTGACTCCCGGTTGACCTGGGCCATATTCATCAGGCCAAACTCGCACAATTAGGAGTGGAACAACGTCTCCCGCTGAAGCCGTGTTCCCAATGTGGGCTTGTGCTCCGATAGGCCACTGTTCCCCAATTACCGCTCCATCTGTGGCAATTTGTCCGTTATTTTGAATGCGGGCAGCAATTGCTTTGCCTGTGGTTCTGCGCCGGTTGATCTGTTTCGCATCATCTTCAGTCAGCGTGTACTGCACGATGCGACCGACTGACGGTTTTTGCTCGCTCATAAATCCTCCTAGTTACTGATTTTTGTCAGGACACTCTCAATCGTACTTGCCGTCCATGGCGTTGTCGGCGCGCCGGTCACTCCACCTTGCGGGTCCGAGTGCGTGTGCGCATTGAACGCTGTCACCAGTTTACTCACCAGTGCCAGCGCATCCGCCGCCGCACCACCGTTGGAAAGCGAAATGCTGCTTGCAGCCTGAATCTCAACATTGCCGCTCGAATCCAGTTCAATGCTGCCTCCTGAAGGTTGCGTAAGCGCCATCTGTCCACCGGCCCCGAGTGTCACCTGGAGCTGGTGCGTGCTGGCGTTGTAGTGGATGATCGTCCCGTCAGAGAATTGCGTGTAGCGATCTGCCGGCGTGAGTCCTGCTGGCGCCGAGTCCAATGTTGACGGGACCCCACCGGTCACGATGCCGTTTTCGTCCCACTCATCCATGACCACAGAGACTTGCTCGCCGATGTCCGGTTGCCAGAAGTCTTTGTCGTTCATCGTCTTCATGACCTGGACCGGCAACCACCACGAGAGCACATTCGCCTGGTCGGGGAACTGCACGCGCACCCGATAGGGAGGCACAGACTCAATCTCCGCGACAATGGCCGTCCTGTAGGGCGGGTGGAACTGCTCCGTGTATGGTCCGCGCACTGAGTCTGGCATCTACTCTCCGTAGTCGTCT